GTTTTTGATTAATTTCATTTGTTTAATTTAAGTAAGGATTTTAGGTCGTGTAGACCTTATGTCAACATGAACAAATGATGTCATGTTTTCATGTGAACTCGCAGTAGAGTAATCACATCATGTTACTTGGTTTTCCTATGTGGATTAATTAATTTATAGGATTTTAGCTACCAATTTACGACGCCTTTCGGCAGTATTAACGATAGTTGACTTGTATTTTAATACAATTTATAACACATCTCTTCGACTCGACGCTCTTTAGAGCAGTCTAAACAACATTTCTTTGACAGTTAGCTTAACCGCAACTGAAAACCTACTCCCAACATGAAGAAATTATTTGTTAATTTTTAGTTAAGTATAAGTTTTTGAAATAAAGTTTTTATATTGATGTACACTTGTTTTTACGTCTTAATGTACGTTTTATGGTTTAGCACAGCCTTTAACTGGATTTAAGATATTGAATTTTGGGAACCAATTTAAAGAATCGTTAAGTATAAAAATTTTTTAGTAGAATTTTTACATTTGTATTGAATTTGTCTACGCAGCAATAGCATAAGATCGATAGCGATGCGATTTACAACATGTAGAGATATTATATGGCTCTATTTTGATATAATTAATTTAGTGTAAAGACAAAGGTTCACGTTCATATAACCTTTTCGAAACCTATTTTATGATAATTAAGTTTTTGCGAAGCTCAGCGAGCCCCCCCGTAATAAATCTTAAAATGTGCCAAGAAGATTCTCTTGAATCTTATGAGTCAGTTTCAACTCTTAATGAAACCACAAACTCTCAAAGTTTTGATCACTTTATGATTGACACCAAGTATGGTATTTCAAAGAAAAATTTCCGTATTATGGGCAAAAGTATTGTTGATAAAAGAAACAAAAAGAACGCGTATGACAAATCTAGATCATCTAAAGGCAAGAATATGTCTTATAAGAAAGCTATGACTCCTCATATCGGTAATATTTACCATCATGTGAACACAGTCCGTGAAGTATTTCAACCTGTTGAAACTACACGCAGATGGTTTACATTATGTCTTCGTTTCTTTTCTGGTTATTCCTTCTTTTCTAGGTTTATCTCAGCCTTGTTTCTTGAGGTTGTACCTGCTTTTGTTTTCCGTTTGGTTCTATCTAACGAAGTGTTAGATATTTATCGCAATCGGTATTATTTCGAACGCATTATGATATCGCGATATTTTGGTGCCGAAGTACTTGAAAATTGCAGAAACAATATTGTTGCAACATATCAGTTGCTAACACCAAACTATAGCAATATTGACGTTTGGTCTTGTTATGTAATTTCGGTACGTGAAAGCACATCATTTATTCAGTTTACAGCCATAACGTATAATTCATTACGTGCTTTGGGATTTCAATTATTATCACCGTACATTAACAGTTTATTTTCTGAATATGTTAATGGAAATATTGAGATTCAAGCTGAAACTGGGGTTTTTAGTGAATTTATTTCTATGTTCAACACATCTTTCAGCACTTATAAAGTGTTGCAGAAATCACCAGCATGTGAACTTGTTTTGCGTTTGTTCACAATGCTCATTTCTTTTGCTAGCTGTAAATCTACGGCTTTGCAGTTTTCTATCTGTGGTGTTAAGTTATTTCGAGACGGCTTTTTAAAATCTTTGGAGAGAACTAAACCCACATTGAACGATATGTTTGATTTGGCAGGCGAGATGGCTCAATATTTTACCCGTGTAGGTTATTTATGTTTTAAGCATAGATCTTTCAAACCTTTGTTGTTTGACGACACTATGGCTTATGACATGGCAAATCTTCATGTTTCTATAGTTTCATCCTGGGCATCTATACAAGATATGGCTTGGGAAGTAACCCCTTTTGCAGATGATGTAGAGTTTCGCGCAAAAGCTGCTGAGTTGATAGTTTATTATAAGGATGTTTATGCATCCTTATCCCGTGTTAACACTCATGAGGCAGTTATTGTTCAGCGTAAGTGGCAGGAAATAGACGTAATGTTACAAACTCTTACACGTTTGATGCTATGTGGAGAACTGCGTAAAGCGCCATTTGGCGTTTTAATACATGGCGGTTCTTCAGTAGGGAAATCCACTTTTACTAGTATGGTATCTACTGTTAGCATTATCGCACAAGGTGGTGACCCTAGGGCAGAAATGCGCAAGGTTACAAATCCAAATGACGAGTTTTTTTCAAATTATTCGTATGGAACGGAAGCCATCATTTTAGATGATATGTGTAACACGAAGACCGATTTTACTCAAAAATCTCCTTTAGAGAAAATTATTGAGTATATCAATAACGTTCCGGCTTACCCAGTTATGGCTGATCTCTCTTCTAAGGGTAAGATTCCATTGTGTCCTAAGGCTGTTATCGTTACTACAAATGTTGACGGCCTTAATGCTCAAGTTTATTCCAACGAACCCGTTTCTATTTTAAGGCGGTTCAACGTTTGGATAAATTTACAGGTTAAGGAGAAATTTGCAATTGACCCTACGATACAACCGGAGAATTTTATGTTGGATAAACACAAAGTTATGGCATATCAAGACCTTTTACGCGAACATAAAGCAACAGAAGAAGAGATTCTTATGCCAGACATATGGGATATTAGGATGTGGACCGTTAGGTCTGGAAATTCTGATTCCATAGGAGGTCGAGCCACAATAGTTAAAGTTCCTATTTACCCAGATAAAAACGGTAATGCAATCCCTGTTGATATTGTTACGGCTTTAGATATAATTACTAAGATGTCTAAACAGCATTCTGAAGAACAAGTAAATGTTGTTAAACAAATGAAGTCTGTGCCTGAGTTTCTTAGCAATAAGATGGCAAAGGAGTATCCGCATAAGCAAATTGACCCTCACAGTGTCAATATACAAGTTATACGAGATCAATTTTACAAGTGGACCAGGATCATAGACTCACGATCTATCATATCAAGCATGGGTCCTACGGTATCTGCTTTCACTGATTGGTCAAATGCCGTTTTTGGCGTGGGTTTGTTGTTTAACCCTTTTGGACATTTGTTGTCTGCAGGTATGGCCTTTTCTGCTGTCATTTTGACATCATTACGAGCCCGCAGATATAATGAGGTGTATACTAATTATTATTCCTGGTGCACAAGTGATGGCAAGTATATTGTTGGTGCAGTTGTGTCTATGAGCTTAATCGTGTGTTTAATTGCTAAACATTTTTGGCAAACTCTCAAAACGCGTGTTCTCCCGCAAGGAAACTTAGCGCCTTTGAGCATGGAACAGCTTGATGCCAATAGTTCTAAAAAGAATGTTTGGATTAAACCAAACATTACCGTATTGCCCGGTTTTCCTAACACACATGTGCCCACTGATTTAGTTAGTAAATGCAAATCTAATGTTGTGATCGTTGTTGCAGGAAGTAAGTTTGTAAATGGTTTTTTCATTAAGCAAAATTTTTTTCTTGTTCCTCACCATTTTCTTAAGTTAGTAGAAGAAGAAGGGGATGAGGTTATTAAGATAACTTCTCAGCCTCAATTTCAGGAAGGCAATTTGTGTAACAATCACACGCAGAACATTTTTTATTCTTCAACTGCATGGTGCCATATTCCTGGTACTGATTTGTGCTTATATTACATGTCCAACAGTATGCCCAGACGCGAAGTTCTGGATTACTTTCCAGACCAGTCTATGTTTCGTTCTGTACCAGGAACTTTTGTATGTAGAGATCAGCACGCCAATTTGATTGTTGATACTGCATATCTTAATTATGGTGAACAGGACACAGGTCCACAAGGCGCTGTTTTCCAAGGTCATTTATATGATATGGAGAATATTAAAACATTTAATGGGATGTGTACTGGTGTTTGGATAGCAGACACGAAACCATCATTTATAACTGGTTTCCACCTTGGTGGTGTAACTGGTTACAAGCGAGGTTGTAGTGGCGTTATCACGCGCTCTCAACTAGACCAATGTTTGGTTCAATTGAAACGTTCTTGCGTTTCTGCCATCGATATTCCCGCAGAAGGAAAAATCGACACACAGTTTTCTACTTATTTTTCGAATGCTGCAGATCAAACTATTGATGATAGTATTGCTCCCAAACATCCTGTGAACTTTTTACCTACTGAATCCAACATTCATATTTTTGGCTCCAATGGTGGTACGCATAAATATCGCACTAAAGTCGAGTATCGTAAGTTGGGTTTGGAATTCTTAGAGGAAAATAATTTGGCTGTTCAACATGGCAAACCAAATATGGACGGTCCGCCTAGTTGGTACCATTTTTCAAAAAATTTGGCCGAATTTGCAACTGTTAGCCATGGACCTGCAACGCATGTTTTGAATTGGGCTGTAATTGATTACCTTATCCCAATAAAACAGAAATTGAGCGCGTTGGGTTTTGGTAAAACACGCATTGTCCAACCATTGACAAATATTGAAAATGTCAATGGCGTTCCTGGTGCAAGATTCCTAGATGCTCTAAAAGTTTCAACCGCAGCAGGATACCCGCTTAAAGGCAAAACGTCTGATTATTTAGTTGGTGTGGATGGCAGTCGCGATTTTATCAATCCTATGGTATGGGATTTTGTGAGACAATCAGAAGAAAAATACCTGCAAGGACAACGCTGTTATCATGTGTTCGTCGCACATTTGAAGGATGAGCCTGTTAAATTAGGTAAGGACAAAGTTAGAGTTTTCTTCGGCAATGGTACAGTATTTAAGTTGTTAATTAGAAAATACTGGCTACCTATTGTTCGACTGTTATCCGAACTTCCTTTACTTTCTGAGTGTGCCATTGGTATTAATAGCCATGGTTTTGAATGGGAAGAGTTCATGGATTTTGTTTCTTATCATGGTGACAACAGGTGTGTTGCAGGAGATTATAAAGGATACGATCAGAAAGAATTTCTGAATGTTATTCAAGCGTCTTACCGCATTTACATCGAACTTGCTCGTTCTATTGGATACACTGTGGAAAATCTTAAAATCATGGAGTCTATGGTTGCTGATTTATCTTTATTTTGTGTTCAATATTATGGAGCTATTATTATGATGTCACGTGGTAATCCAAGTGGACAAAATTTAACATCATATGTTAACAGTACCGCCAATAGTCTTAATTCTAGATGTGCTTATTATGAATCACATGGGGGAATTCCTCCTCCTTTTAGGAAATGTGTTAATATGATGACATATGGTGACGATGATATAGGCAC